ACAAGTATGATTAATAGTTCTTTGTCTTTTATTGAGAAGCGAACACATCATATTTTTAAGACTAGAAATAAAGTATATTATAAAGATTGTTCTTTAGTTCAACAAGTGAAAGTTTATGACTATCCTATTGATAATACAGTTACTTTATTAGACATTACTTATAGACAGTTATACGCTATTGTACCAACGGTAAACGATACGGTTACTTTAACAGTTGGATACACTTCTTTAGACGATATTCCGAGTGAATTAATCGATGCCGCTTTGCAAATCATTAAGGTGTGGTTTTACGAGTCAGAGAAACAAGAAAACACCTCATTGATACCTTTGAGCGTGTTGCAAGCAATTGACGCTAATAGAAGATTTATATGAGCAAGCAAAAAGAAGTTTTAGAAATGAGTGCCAAACTATGGAATTTATTTTTAGAAATTCCAGAAGAAGAAAAACATTCAGACGATACGAATGATTTTAGATTTCACATTCACGCGATACAAAATATTTTGTTTGCTCAGGAATATAAAAAGAAAGATGGTTTTATAGTGGAAATAAAAGGTAATGATTTGCTTTCTGTTATAAATAAAAACAACGATAATAAAAAAAGATTTTGATAGCTAGAAAATACACAAAAGCAATAGGAATATGGAAAACAACAACTGTTCCAGATGGATATGGTGGCAATACTGTAACTACTGCTTTGGTTTATTCAGTATGGGCAAATGTTATAGCTAAAAAAGCTTATAGACAAAATGAGAATGGTCAAAATGATAACTTTGTTCAAACTGTATTTACCATAAGAAACCGATATGATGTTGATTTATCTATTGAGGATAATTTTATAAAATACAACGGATTAATTTATAATATCGATTCTATTTTAAATAAGGACCTGAATAATATTGATATTGAAATATATGGAAGTCAAAGGAATTGATAAAGTAATAGCTAATTTACGTAAATACGGAAAAGAAGCCGAAAAAGATATAGAAGATGCTACAGAAGTAGCGGCAAGAAATATCGAACTTTATGCAAAAAATACAGTAGTTGCAAACTTTGGTAAATTAGGACAATCTATACAAGCGGTTAAACAAACTGATTTAAATTGGAGTGTCGAAGCAGGAGGAACGGTTGCGCCTTATGCCGCTTATGTTGAATTTGGTACAGGTGGATTAGTTCAAGTTCCAAACGAATTAAAACAACAAGCTTGGTTGTTTAAAGGTAAAGGAATTAAAGAAGTAAATTTAAGAGCAAGGCCGTATCTTTACCCATCGTTATTAAGAGGCCGAAAAGAATATTTAAAAGCATTAAAAACATTATTGAAAGAATATGGTCAACCCAAATAAACATATCCGAAAAGCTATTTATGATGCCGTAAATGCAACGTATCCGTGCTTTGATACACAAGTTACAGGAAAATTAAATCCTACGCAATATGTCATAATTTCAACACAAGATAAAGAAGATATTAATGCGAATAAATGCGGTCACAGATGGGAGGTTGCAACGTTATTAGATTTAGTTTGTATTTATAACGGTGCTGGTAATGTTGGCAGCCGTGTAAAAAATGATGATATGGAAAATGCTATTTTAGCATTAATAGCAAATATCCAAATATCAGGATTTACAGTATTAAACAGGGTGTATGAATTTCCATCAAATTTAGACACAAGCACATCGACACAAACAGTTTATAGAAATTTTATACGTTTAGTGCTTACATTGGAATAAATTAATTATATTTACATAAAAATTTAAAACTTAAAATACTATGGCAGCAATTAAAGGAGAAAACGGCATACTCTATATTTATGCTACAACTTGGAAACCAGTAGCTTGTTTGACTTCAAATAGTTTAAACTCTACACTTTCAATCATCGAATCACAAACTAAATGCAATCCGGGTGTTGTTGAAAAACAAGCTGGGACTTTTGCGTATACAATCGATGCGGAAGGGGAATATATCGATACTACTTCGGCAGGAGGAGACACTGCTAAAAAATCACACGATTCTTTATTAGCTTATCAAATGGCTAAAACTTTGGTAGAGTGGAAAATCGATACTGATATTACAGATGCAACTTCTATAAAATATTATGGAAATGCTATAATTTCTGATTTGAATTTAACACAAGGGTCAGGAGATGAAATATCAACTTTTAGCGCAACTCTTGACGGTTCAGGTGCTATTGTTTTAGTTGATCCAAACGCATAATTTATGAAACAAATCACTTTAAATTTAGGGGGTAAAGACAGATTATGTCATTTTGGTTTTGGTTTTATAGGCAATCTATTAGATGCTCATAAAATTAGTTATACCGATTTTGATGTAGAAAGAAATGCAAACCCCTTTAAATGGATGCCAATTATGATTTTTCAGGATTGTCAAAAAAGGAAGTCGATTATTTGAAATTAGTATTGGCGCTGATGATCGATACTAAAACAAATCTTTTGCCTAGTGGTAAAACTATTTATAGACAAACCCCAGCTGATTGGGAGTTTTCTCCTGAGGTTGTCGCCCGATTTCCAATTTTAGCAACTGTTTAATTATGGGATTTTTTCTATTCATCATCGCATATTTATTATACTGGCCACTAACGCTGATCAACTACTTTGTTGTAGAAAACAAAAAAGGATATTTCAAAAGTTCGGCAATAACCATAGATAAATTGGCAAATCGGGAGTTTAGAACACTTTGGAACAAAACTTTAAAAAAGGAAAACGGCTATAAATTCGGAGCCGAAAACGAAACGATCAGCAGTGCTTTGGGAAAAAACCAACGAGACAACACGCTTACTAAAACAGGAAAACGCCTGGTCAAAATATTAGATACATTAGAAGAAGATCACTGTTTAAATTCAATTGAAAATTCAAATGAAAAACACATTGTTTAATATCATCAAAAACACACCAACTATGCTACAAAAAATATTTTGTGACATCATTCTTATAGCTGATAGTCGCCCTACATTTATTGAAAAAATTAGATATTTTGGACTTATAATTTCAACTTTAAGTCCTGTAGTTTGGACTGTACAAGTGCTTTCAGGTTGGTATTTGACTAATTATGATTTTGCCAACGGTCTTTTAATAACTATCATTCTTAATTTAATAATTGGAGCTTGGTACCATCATAAAAATGGGACATTTAGTTTTGAGCAATTTATATTTAGAAATTCATTAATGATAGCTGTTATTATTTTTGGATATATGATGCTTGAAATAATTCAATTAAGAATGGGTGATAATATTCTTTCTAATGGATTTGGTACTATAATTGAACTTTCAACAATTCTTTATCCTGGAAGTAAGGTTTTAAAAAACATATATATATTATCAAACAAACAATTTCCGCCGGCCTTTATAATGGATCGACTTTATAATTTTGAAAAAACAGGAAATCTAAAAGACTTATTTCCTGACGAACCTAATAATCAACAATCATGAAACTATCACAAAAAGCATTAGAAATTGCAATTACACAAATTGGTAAACAAGAAAATCCATTAGGTTCAAATTGGGGCGAACCAGTACAATCTTATTTAAGAAGTGTTGGAATTGGTTTTCCTGCCAGCTGGTGTATGGCTTTTATTTATTGGTGTCATAAAAATGCATCAATAGCATTGAGTATTCCAAATACAGCAATTAAAACTGGAGGTGTTTTGAAAGCCTGGAATGATGCTAAAAAAGAAATAAAATCAAATGTGCCAAGTATTGGCTCAGTGTTTATTATGGATCATGGTGGAGGATTGGGACATACTGGAATAGTTGAGAAATTTGATTCAGTAAATATTTATACTATTGAAGGAAATACAAATGATACTGGAAGCCGTGAAGGTATTGAAGTTTGTCGTAAAGTTCGAAAAAGAACGGCAATTAAAGGATATATAAATTATTAGTTATGATTTCAATCACTCCATACATTCAAACATTAAGAACCGTTTTAATAATTGCCGGCATATCGCTGGCGATTTGGTTTTATAAAGACTGGCAATTTCAGAAAGAAGAAAACAAACGCCAATCTGATAATATGCATCAAACTAGAATAGCTGATAGTTTACGTTATTCTAATCAAATTTTGACTGCCAATGAAATAAAAGAGCATCTGCAATATCAGAACTCAGAATTGAAAAACAAGCTCTTAAAAGATGGTATTAAGCTAAATAGAATTGAAAGTCTTGTTTCAACAAATTACCGTTATCATGATACGATAAAAAGAGAGTCTGATGTATCGGGTTTGATTGATGCAATTAAAAAAAGCATTCCAAAAAGTCAAGATTGGATTGATACTACAAAATGCCAAACTACCAAAGGAACCGTTTCTTTTGACGGCCAAAAATTAAAAGTCATTGTAAGTGATCGGGAATTTAAAAATAAGTCAGATGCTGTTGCTTATTGGGAGCGGAAGCAGTGGAGTTTTTTAGGAATAAAAACTAGGTTTCTTGGTAAAAAACAAGTTACTGCTAAAACTTATGATGAGTGTGGAGAAAGCCGGATATTGAAAATTGAGAAAAAGGAATAGAGTAAAATATAATAAATTAATGGAATTTTGTAATTTTGGAATAGATTTTGTTATTTATTTTTGTATAAAGTAGATTTTAATATTATTTAGAATTAATCTAATTAATATTAAAAATTATTGAATATTGATATAATTCAAAAAATTATCATTAATATTACCAAGCAATATATGTTTTTTCTATAATTCTTTTATTAATAGAGATTTAAAAAAAATAATTACCTTTGCAGAACTTTAAAAATTTAATTTTTAATTTTAACTAAATTTATTGATTATGAAAATTACAAACGACGAAAAAGGGATAATTCGTCTAGTTTCATCAGAAGGATTATCCGACGATGTTAAAGCAAGAATTGCTAAACGACTTGAAAAGAAGAGAGAAACGTTAAATACTATGAAAGTAGAAATGCAATCAGGAAAATTTAACGATATTATAGCATCATTATAAGAGCATACGTATGTACAACTATAAAAAGTTAGATGAGAGCCAGACAGGCTCTCATTTTTTTGTAAAAACCCCAAAAGATATTGTTTTAAGAGTGTCACTTTATAAACCAAGTGAAGATTATATAAGTGAATATCTTGAAAATAACGTTCGTCATTTGCTTATAGCAAAAGCGAATGATTTGACATTAGGTTTTGAAGAAGCTAAAGAATCATGTGAAACAATAGCTCATATTGTTTATGAATTTTTAGCCTATAATGAGTGTGTTGTAAAAATTGAAGTAAATAAAAATTGTGGGAAAAACTTCAGAATAGTAAAAATGTTAGATAGTAGGCCTGATGACGTAAAGGGTTTTATTAAAGAAACTGAAGATGATTGTACAATTTACTATGTATACAACAGATTAAAAGTTGAAGGTACAGATTTATTATCAGAATTAATTAAAGAATATGATAGCTAAAGAGCGTAAATTATATAATTTACTGTTTACTATTATAGATATTTGCTAAAAAAAAATTAAAAGGTGTCGAATTCGACACCTTTACTTATTTCTATTCCTCCAGCTGCCGTTGTGATACTTGTCACTCGGATGGCTTTTGAATTTCTCCCACAGTAATTTTATTACTAAGGCAAAAGTGAATATCGATATTATAATTTCTATTGTCATATATGCAAATCTATTAAAAATCGGGGGACTTTTCTAAAATCTGATTTCTATTAACTTCTTTTAC